TTCGGTGGTCTTTTGTCACCCGTTTACATTTCATTCCTTTGTTAAATCCATTTATCTTTGCGAAATTCTTTATTTCTTTACCGTATTCGTACGAATGGTTCCTTTGAAAAGTGGGAAATGGTTTGCTTGGAGTTCCTCCTTATTACTGCTTGCTTCTGGAATTGCTAGCTTTTGGTTTTGGACATCCAATCATCCGCATATTGAGACCGACGATTATCAGTCTCTCAATATTAGCTCGTTAAAGGAGTTATGGGAATGGAGGAGAGAGGTTCTTCCATATTGGTTTGCTATTGGTGCTTTGAATACTATGGGATTCCTATTGCTTATTCCAACGTCCGTCTGTCTAAAGAAAATGTTCAAAGGCGAATGTCCAGGAATGAAAACACGGAACATGAAATGTGCTTTTGTTCTCGGTGCAGTTCTCGCTGCAATAAGCTTTCTCGAGATGTTCGGATTCCAGTTGGTCAGTAATCGGATCTCCTCTTTGAACATTTAGTAAAATGAACAGTTGCATAGGTGCCACCAGTCCTGCTGCCTTAACCCAGTTGGTCGCCTTGGGCGCTGCCGACGTGTACCTGACCAAGTGTCCGACGGTGACCTTTTTCCGTTTTCGGTACAACAAGTACACGAACTTTGCGATGGAGTCAATTGAGCAGACTTTCAACACCCAGGTTTCGTTTGGTGGGGACTGTCAGATGACTTTGAACCGGAACGGGGACCTGATTTACTTCCAGTACGTGGTCATCGACTTGCCAGGCATAACGTGCTGTCAACCTCAGGTGGCGGTTTGCGGCATTGGCGGCAACCAGTTCCCTTGTTGCGACCCATGTGACCCGTGTGGCGACGGTCCGGCGCCTCAATGTGTGTGTCCCGGGACAATTATCAGTAGCCCTCAGGAAGAGGACGAGGAATTTGGGACCGTGGACGATGTGGACCTGTGTACTGGTCTCGAACGGCCCTGGTGTCACTATGTGAACGCCATTGGGCAGTTTTTGGTCAAGAAGGCGTGTTTGGTGATTGGTGGTCAGATGAACGACAATTTGTACAATGATTTTTTGTTCATGTGGGAAGAACTCACGGGCCAGCCTGGCAAACGGTTGACCGAGATGGTAGGCAAGCGGTTTACTCGGGCTCAATTGGTGGCCGATTCGCAAGAGGACCGACGTCTGTACGTACCTTTGCCGTGGTGGTTTACGTACACGTCCGGTAATGCACTGGCTCTGGTTTCCTTGCAATTTCACGGGGTCCAGATCTTTGTGTGTTTCGAGGAACTGCGTCGGTGTGTGCAGGTCTCCGACTGCGATGTTCTCGTGGTCAAGTGCCGCGACTGCCAGCCCCTGAATTCCAACGATCTCCAGGCACGTCTCGAGACGGTGTACATTTACTTGGACATTGAGGAAAGAGACCGGTTCGCCGCGGGATCCTTTGAGCAACTCATTCAGCAGCACCAGGTCTTCCAGGCCACCTTCAAGAGTTGCCAGATCCGTATGCAACTCAATTTCAACCACCCAGTCATCGAACTCATCTGGGCAGTCCGTCGCAAGTGCCAGGAACTCTGCAACAACCACTTCAATTACTCGGGCAAGTGGGGCAAGGATCCCATCAAGTATGTCCATTTGCGTCTCAATAACCAGTCCCGGTTCAGTGGGCGCGAGGGACGCTATTTCCGCTTGGTCCAGCCGTGGCAATTCCATACCGACATTCCAGACTCGTTCGTCTACTGTTACTCGTTCGCGCTTCACCCAGAAGAGGTCCAGCCTTCTGGTAGCGCCAACTTTTCGCGACTTGATGTCGTCGAACTCCTCTTCGATCTCCAAGACGGATTGTCCGACGAAGAAGTCGCGGTCGTGGTTTTCGCGGTCAGTTGGCAAGTATTCCGCTATCGCGCTGGGCTTGGTGGCGTGGCCTTCGGTAACTAAACGGTGTAAAGACTGCTTCTGAGATCACAAACACGCCATGGAACTGAAAGGAGGTGCCAATAAAGAATGATGTGTATTTAACGAAATTTGCCTGCTTCTAAATTATCATCTAGACAGCCACAGAAAAGCAGCGGTCCAAAAGGAGAAAAGATCCGGCACCCGGAGCCCAAATAACCATGAAAATCGTGGC